GGGAACCAAATAGGTAACCACAAACGGACAGGGAAACCGCAAAATTTGCATTGCCGACCACAAACGGATATTTAAATTAAGTTTCCTTAAAAACCATTAAATTCACCCCTACTTAATTATTAATCACTGTCATTTTACACACATCCTGGGTGGTTCTACACAAGTATATAGCTAAGTACACTTCCGAATGGCTGAGTTTATGCCGCCAGACGAAGGAAGCATCACTTTAGTGACTGCAGACTGATCTTGGGCGGGAGCCGAAGGTGAGTGAAACCACCGTAGTCTAGGGGCAATTCGGGCTAGATCAGTCTGGCGGAACGGGCAAGAAACTTAAATTAAACATATTTTTACAGAATGTCCCTTTGGAAACCAACAAAATATGGACCAAAACGCCTAGAACTTCAATGGCTAAATGGTTGTATTACCTCTCACGATTATATTTGCGGCTGTGACGACCCCGCCAAACATTTTCTAAAAGTTTTAGTTGAAAAATCAGGTTTTGATCAGAAATGCCTCACTTTTGGAGACGACCCTGGTACCGGCGCCGCTACAACTACAGACGACATTGGTATCGACCAAGGAGACTTAGAACTGCTTTTCGCAGAAGAAGACGCCGATGGGTAAGAAAAAAATCTTATTATACTATACCTAAGACTATAAGACTAAGACAATGGAACCCACGGACTACAAGACTGTGTAAAATTAAAGGACATATACCTTTAATAATATGCGGACGAGACAGACAAATATTTAACTGGATGCAATACTATGACTCTATAGGACCTGTAGAACAATCTGGAGGAGGGGGATGGAGCAGTATTGTATTTAGCTTAGGGGCACTATATCAACAATTTAAAAGACTAATGAACTGGTGGACGAAAGACAATGACGGACTGCCATTAGTACAATATAGAGGATGCAAATTTAAATTCTACAAAAGCTGGGACTGTGACTATATAGTGACAGCACAAACTTGCCCACCAATGACAGACACAGAATATAAACACTTAGATTCACACCCCTACAGACAATTAATGAACAAAAGACCTATAATAGTACCAAATCTAGTAAGAAAACCATCTAAAAAAACCTACAAAATAAAGAGATTCCCACCACCAAGCTTACTACAAAACAAATGGTACTTTCAACAAGACTTTTGTGCTACAAACTTACTAATGTTAACAACATCAGCAGCTAGCTTTGATCAATTCTGGCTACCTAACGATGAAATTAGCCAAGTTATTACATTTCACAGCTTAAATACTAAAATATTTGCAAATGCAAACTTTCATGATCCAGAACATACACATGGCTACAGACCAAAATCCACTTACTATTTATGGGGTACCGGTAACGGTACAACCCCAAAACCACCGAAATATGGGGAACTACATTACTTAGGGAACACAAACAGATATCAAATAGGTTCAACATGGTCGGGAAATTTCCCACCAGATTTACCACAGCAAGGAAACCCCTTTTACCATGATCATTCCTCCATAGACACAAAAATATACTACAGCACCACATCACCACTAAATGCAGACACACAAACAAATATAACAGAAAGTGACCCATTGTTTATAACATGTAGATACAACCCATTAAAAGACACAGGAGAAGGTAATCAAGTCTTTTTTAAATCAACATCCATAAGTAAAAACCCTATTTATGAACCTGAAAACAACCCAGATATACACATTTCAGGTTTTCCCCTCTGGCTTATATTTTGGGGGTGGACAGAATGGTTAGAAAAAAAAAAACCTATAAACCAAATATATTTTAACTACTACATTGTAGTTGTTACAGACTTTATTGAACCTAAATTACCAGGATATGTAATATTAGACCAAGATTTTATATTTCCAGATCCAACAAAATTAACAGAAACAGATTTAAACTACTGGCACCCCCGATGGGCATATCAAAAAAAAACAGCTAATTTAATAGGAACATCAGGACCAGCAACACCTAAATTAAACAAAGCTCATAGCATACAAGTAAATGCAATGTACACTTTTTATTTCAAGTTCGGAGGATGCCCTGCTCCAATGCAAAACATTAAAGACCCCTGCGAACAACCCAAATTCCCCGTGCCCAGTGACCAGTTACAAACAATACAAGTCATTGATCCAGCAACAGACAAACAATCAATGCTCCACGACTTTGACGAACGAAGACATACACTTACAGAAACAGCTACGAAAAGAATTAAAAAGGCTAAAGACAGTAAAACACCTATATTCACAGATCTCCTCAACCCACGAATCCAAGAGGAAACGACATCGGAGGACTCGAGCGAGGAAGAAGCCCACCCATCACAAAACATCACCCAGCAGCTCCTCAACATCAGACGAAGGAGACTCAAGCTCCTCCGAAAGCTCCAATTAAAATAACACCAATAATAACCCAAAACCTTCTTTTTCCAAAAAAAGAAAAACTAACCCGAATTCACCCATACAAAAATATGTTTGAGTACAATACAGAAAAAGAAATAAGCAAATGGCTAATGAGACCTATGAGACATTTCTTAGAAGACCCCCCCATTTATCCCTGGGTACCCCCAACACCCATTGTACAATTTAACCTTAATTACAAAGAATAAAGGCCAACAATTTTCACTCAACAAGGCAGTTTGTATTATTTTAACCTTAATAAACCGACTCCGCCTCCCAAAAACATCGGCGTAGGGGGGTTCGSCCCCTANAAMCCCTTGGGGGGGSAAGCCCCCCCAAACCCCCCGGGGGGTTTGCCCCCTAACCCCC